GAAATATATTTTAAGTTAAAAAAGCTTGAAAGAGCGTATAATAAAAGAGATGAAAAAATATATACAAGAAGTCCGAGTGGGGAACATGAAATAATGATAGGATATAATAAAGAATGTTACTTACTAGAATTGAAAGAATATTTAGACTTAGTAACTCAGTACACAGGAGCGTAGGCAGTTTATTACTGGTAACGGTTTTGCAGATAAGCGAAGGCAAAGATTTAGAAACGAAAAATTTAATTTAAAACAGAATATAATATGAAAACAAAAACATCAATTTACCGCAGACACTTTGCTTTTGCTTATGTGCTGTTAGTAGCTGTTATTTTTTGCGGTTGTGAAGCCCCAAATGAAACTGACAAAACACAAGAACAGAAAATGGAAGCTAATTTTTATACTTACGAATACGATAGTTGTGAATATGTTGGAACTAAAATGTATTGGAATAGTTCTGTTCTTGTTCATAAAGGGAACTGTAAATTTTGTGCAGAACGTAGCAAAAAATAATTGCTACTAACGGACGAGGCTATGAGCAGTTTAGCGTAGCCTGTGCGATGGAAAGAATTGCTTATAGCCTGTGTTATGTTGGTGCGTAGGCTTGTGTGTGAGGCATTTTTATTTTATTAATTTTTAAAAAAGCGAAGGAAATATGTTAACAAAAGAACAAGAAAAAGAGTACCATGATGCAATGGATAAATACCATAACGAAATGGATGCCAAATGGAATAAGGCAAAAGAAGAATTAAACGGACTTATTGAGCCGAAATATTTTGATTTTGCAATGAGCAACGAAACTTATTATAGTGAGGGAATTGTAGAAATTGTGAAGTTTAAGCCACAATATACAAGCTATCCAAATAGTGAGCATTGCAAAGAGGGTGGGTTGACTTATATAAAAACTACAAACGAAATAGAGTGTTACGACTTTGATTCGGAATATGAAGGTAAAACTGTGGAATATTGGGTATGGCAAACTACAAATGGAATGGAAGGTGATTCATATAGCGGATTTCTTCTTTTGCCTTTGCTTGATGGTAAACGATTTTGGAAAGTTGGTTATTCGTGTTAAACGTGCGGTGGCTTTTAAAAATTAATAAAATAAAATTGAACATAACGGAACGATTATTTGCGTTCGGTGGGGATTTGAACCACTGAACTTCATTTGAAAAACAAAAGTTAACAATATGCAGAAAGATAATTTGAAACTCGAAACACCCACTGACGCAAATAATGTGTTAGTGGCTGGGCTTTCTCCGAAGAAAAGAGTTGCTTGGAACTTAGGTAAAAAGAAGCCTTATGCAGACCAATACGGTGATTTGTGGTGTGATTGTGATAATCCGAAATTAATAAGCAACTATCACGGCAGAGGTCAGGCTTCTTGTATGTTATGTGGTTATCCGTGGTTTCATTAGCCTTGCCACTAACATATTGTTTGCGTAATAAAACATTGTGTTATTGTTTTGAATATTAATAAATTACTCCTATATTTGTGCATGATTTTACAGATAACAGAAACATTAGAAACAACGTACTTTATAAAAGGATTTGATGACTATGCTTTTTGTAATGATAAGAATCTGTATAATATAAAACGAGGTCGTAAGGTAAAGAAAGTTTATAATAATGGATGTGTAGGGTTTAATCTTAAAGGTAAATTCTACTCATTAAATAGGATAAAACCATTATTGTATAAAGAAGACTTTTGTCCTTTTTAATTACAAAAATAATTTGTAAGTTTGCGATGTTTTGCAGGCTTAAATTGGTAGTGAGTAGGGTGCATTATAAAACGCTCGTTTGAAAGCTACCAATTTTTAACTTAACTAAAAACTAAATGAAAGAGATACTAATATCATTACTAAAAATAATACTAAGAACAGGCTTTGCTTATGGGTTATGCTTATTATTTACAACAAATATTAACCCTTTAGAATGGCGAACAATAGCTAAAGTGTGGTTTGTGGTTATTGCATTTTTATTTTTACAACAGGATTAAACTAAAAACTAAATGAACTACCCATTAAACTACGAAAAGTGGTGCAAACTAAAACGCACCAAAAAAGCTATGAAGATTATTACGGCTGATTATTATAACCTAAACCAATTAGAATTGTTTTAATATTAATATTTTTTGTATATTTGCCATATGACTGAAACAGAAATAGACACAATTTTTGATATTAGAAATCAAGTCATGAAAACGTACAACGTAAAAACAGAGGATCTAAACAGAAAAAAAAAACGAGATGTATCAGACGCTAACTGCATGACATACCTACTCGTTAAGAAACACTTTGAAAAGAACAAATCTAAGATAACAAACCAAGCTTTAGCTGACATTCTAGGAATGAATACACATTCGACAATAGTAAACGGAATAGTAAAGATTAAAGACCTTTTGAAGTACGATGCAAGAACAAAACATCTATTCAATAAGGCACAAATAAGAATAATTAATAACGTGAAATAATGGACGGCAGAGTTAACAACGGAGGATTCACATACGAGATATGGACAATAGAAAAAACCGAAGAGTTTTGTGATAAAGTCCTAAAGTATGTACAAGACAATCTTAACTGCTATACACTAGGTAGAGCAGCAATAGAATGCGATGAGTATGAGGAAGTTATAAGCTATTTAGAAAATAAATTCAAAATTGAGTTTAAATCAATTAAAAAAGCTAAGAGTATTTTAAAGCAAAGATGTATTGAATTAGGTATGGATGGTAAAACAAATCCAACCTTAACAATATTCAACCTAGTAAACAACTTTGATATGGTTAATACTAATACCAAATCGGATATAACTACCAAAGGTAAATCTATTAACTCGATTGACTTAACAAAACTAAGCAAAGAAACGCTTGACGAATTAGAGCGCAATGCAGATAACGAAGACTGAAGTATTAGCAGAACAATATAGACGTTCATTCTATCGTTTTGCTAAAGAATCATTTAAGGTATTACACAATGGCGAAGGATGGGTTGACAATTGGCATATCAAGTATATATGCGATGAGATCCAAAAGGAAGTAATAAGGATCAATAGAAAAGAGCCAACACAAAAGAATATAATTATTAATGTACCACCAAGAACATTAAAATCTGAACTGGTAAATGTGTTCCTGTCAGCTTATAGCTGGATAATAAACCCCTCATTACAAATTATCACAAGCAGTTATTCATCGTCTTTATCAATAAGTCTATCGGTTCAAACAAGAAGACTATTGGAAAGCGATTGGTTTATAAAACACTTCCCTAATGTAAAACTCTCAATTGATGAGAATACTAAATCTAGGTTTAGCAATACTGATGGAGGGTTAAGATATTCAACTTCAACAGGTGGAACGGTAACAGGTATGGGAGGCGATTTGATTATCATTGATGACCCTCAAAACCCACAACTTTCTAGATCAGATGTAGAGAGAGAGAATACAAAAGACTTTTTCAACCAAACATTACGAAGTCGATTAAACAATCCAAAGACAGGTGTGTTTATTATCATTATGCAAAGGTTACACGATGACGATTTAACAGGCCACTTATTGCGTACAGAACCCGAACACTGGAAGCATATATGTTTACCTGCTGAATTAAATGATAACGTCTACCCTATTGAATTAGTAAACAATTACCATAATGGATTACTATTTGAGCAAAGATTGAGCCCAGAAGTGCTAGGACGATTAAAAACAGGACTAGGTTCTTATGGTTATTCTGGCCAATACTTACAAAGTCCATCGCCAACCGATGGTGGTATATTAAAATCCAAATGGATTAATCCAGCGAATGAAATACCTAATGGAACAGTTGACTTCTTTTTAGATACGGCATACACAAGTAAGCAAGGGAATGACCCTACGGCAATAATGGCTTGTATATTTGAAAACAATAATCTTTATCTATTAAAGGTTGTTGAACAGCGATTGGAGTTTCCAGAGTTAATAAAATACATAAACGAGTTTGTACAAGCTCATAACTATACAGGTAATTCTAGAATATATATTGAACCAAAAGCAAGTGGACTATCTGTTATTCAACAAATGAGATCCTTAACTTCATTAAACATAATAGAATCTAAGCCACCAACAACCGATAAAATAAACAGAGCTAATTCAATAAGTGCCTTTGTCGAATCAGGAAGGGTGTATGCAAAAGATGGCGCTTATCTAAATAACTTCTACACCCAACTCAATGCTTTTCCTAATGCATTGCATGACGATATGGTTGACGTATTTATAATGGCACTTGAAGAATACACATCTCACCAACCTATGTACTTTGGATAACTTATAACAATTGATTTTATTACTTACTTTTAATTTATTTTTGTAATAAAATTATATTAATGAGTTTATTAACTTCGTTATTCAATAGATTTTCTTTATCGCAAAATAATCGTGAAGCTATTTGGAAAGCATTTGGTAGCTTTAATGCTAATCAGTTTGCAACTAATTCAGCTAATGGGATTATTAATAATTCATACGAAATAAATACAGACGTATATGCTGTAATACATCGTATAGTTGAAGTGATTAAGTCTGTTGAATGGGTTGTTGAAGAACAAATGAAAGATGGTAGTTGGCTAGAGATTGAAGACTCAACATTAAATGATTTAATAAATAACCCAAACAAAACAAAAGGATATACTTGGAATGACATTGAAGAAATGTTACTTGTGTATTTACTAACTACAGGTAATGCTTATTTGTTTGGTGAGAGTGCAATGGGACGTTCTTTGATACAGGAGTTAGATGTATTACCTAATCAGTATGTAACTATTAGAACTAACAACAACTTCTTTTTACCAGAATTGAAATATCAATTTACATTAGGTTCGAATTATACTTTTGATAAAAATCAAGTATCACACTTTACTTATTTTAATCCAGCTTTTAATTCTTTAGAAGAAAGTTTATATGGGTTAAGTCCAATTGCAGTAGCAGCAAAAGCAATACAAGGTGGTAATGACACATGGGATGCTTTAAATTCATTGTATCAGAATCGTGGTGCAAGCGGATTAATTACTGATAAGAGTAATAGACCAATGTTATCCGATGAAGCAAAGCAAGTACAAGCGGATTTTAATAATCAGATTGCAGGAGTTGGCAACTTTGGAAAGATAAAAGTAAGTAACAAAGACCTTTCATATATCCAAATGGGTATGACTGCTGAAGAGTTAAAGTTGGTTGAAAGTGGGGTTATATCTTTAAGAGCAATTTGTAATGTGTTTAATATTAGCAGTTCATTGTTTAATGACCCTGCAAATAAGACATACAACAATATGAGTGAAGCACAAAAGAGTTTCTATACTGATTGTATAATTCCTTTGTCAAATAGATTAGCAGAAAACTTTAATTCATTTTTGGTAAAGAATCATTTCCCAAATAGAAAAGTAAGGATGCGCCAAGAGTTTTGTGAGGTTGAAGTATTACAAAGCGATAAGAAACTAGAAGCTGAAAAAGATAAGATAATGATGGATGGTATTAATTTGATTTTAAATATGCCAATTACCAATGAAGCAAAGGTAGCATTGATAAATGAGAATTACGATGTAAGTGAAGATACATTAGCATTGTTAGGAGTTGAAAAAATAATAAGACAAAACCAAAATGAAGCAGTTAAATAATTACGAAGTAAAAACCATTCCATTCGTATTGAAAGATATGGATAGCGTTGGTAGACGTGTTAAGGTAATGCTTGCACACTTCAATAACATAGATAGTGATAGAGATGTAATCCGTAAAGGTGCTTTTGCAAAGTCTATTCAAGAACGTGGAGCGAATGCAACAAGCAATAGAAAGATTGCGTTCTTACGTCATCATGATTGGGAACACGCTATCGGTAAATTTATTTCATTAGAAGAAACTGATGAAGGATTAATTGCTGTTGGTGAGTTGGGACGTTCTTCAAAAGCTAATGATGCGTTTTTAGATTATCAAGATGGAATTATACGTGAGCATTCAATTGGATTTAATTACATCCAAGATAAAATGCAGTTAGTTGGTGAAGGCGATCAAGCGTACTTTGAAATAAAAGAAGTAATACTTTGGGAGGGGTCAGCGGTTACATTTGGAGCTAACAGCTTAACACCTGTAATTGATGTTTCAAAAGGTGAAACAAGCAAAGACCAATTAGAAAAGTTAAACAAAGAAATGACAGGTTATTTATCTGCATTAAAAAATGGTAACGGGACAGACGAAAGACTATTTCAAATTGAAATGGGCTTAAAAGTTTGTCAACAAAAATATAATTCACTAATTAATTATGTGCCGAGTGTAACTCACACCATAGTTGAAGAGCCGAATACAAACGAAGAACAAAAACAATTTTTTATTAATCTAACAACCAAAAACTAAAAATGAAAACATTTGAAACTTTCCTTGTTGAAAAAGGAATCACAAAAGATGTATTCACTACTAAAGGTGCAGGTGAAATGGCATCTTTGTATAACGAATACAATGAAAACGCACGTAAAGAAATTAACGCTGCTGTTGAAACAAAGGCTTCTAAAGAAGAAGTTGAAAAAATGAAAGCAGATTTTCTTGCTGCTAAAAATGAACAGTTTGAAACATTAACTGCTCAATTGAAATCTCAAGGCGAAGAGTTAAAAGAATTAGGATTGACTTTGAAAAAAGTATCTATCAATAATTCATTGACTAAAAAACATGATTCAGTTCGTGAAGGTCTTGAAAAGAACATTGAGAAATTAAAATCTCTTGCAGGATCAGATATGAATGCAGCTCGTGCAGCAGGATTCTCTTTTAAAGCAGCAGCAGATATGTTAGCTTCAACTAATATTTCTGGTGGAAATGTACCAGTAGAACAACGTATTGCAGGTTTAAACACTGTAGCATCTCGTAGAGTTCGTTTACTGGACATCGTTGCTAAAGGTTCAGCAGCATCAAACGTTATTTCTTGGGTGTACCAAGCTAACAAAGATGGTGCAGCAGGTGGAACAGCTGAAGGTGCACTTAAAAATCAAATTGATTTTGATATGGTTGTTGCAAACCAAGTTGTTGTTAAGCGTACAGCTTACATCAAAGTATCAGATGAAATGATTGCAGATATTGATTTTATCAATACTGAAATCAACAACGAATTGATGCGTGAATTGTTGAAAGACGTAGAATCACAAGCGTATAGTGGAAACGGAACTGCACCTAACCTTAACGGGATTAGAACAGTTGCAACAGCATTCGCAGCAGGTTCATTCGCTACAGCAGTAGACAATGCAAACGAAGCAGACGTATTAACAGTTGCTATCAATCAAATTATGATTGCTAACCAACCAATGCCAAACTACATTTTAATGCATCCTTCAGATGTAACTAAATTGAAATTGTACAAAGTGAGTACAACTGATAGACGTTACATTGATCGTTTAGCATTAATTGCTGGTGAATTAACTTTAGATGGTATTCCTATCATTCCAACAACTTTAGTAACAGCTACTGAATATTTAGTTGGTGCTTTTGATATGGCTACTTTGTATGACAAAGGAGAGGTTCAAATCGAAATCGGTTTAGATGGTAATGACTTCACTAAAAACATGAGAACTATCCGTGCAGAATGGAGAGGTGCAATGGTTGTTAAGAACAACGACCGTACTGCTTTCGTTAAAGGTGATTTCGATACAGATAAGAATGCGATTGAAACACCTTAATTATGTTAAATATATAGGAGGGGATTAATTTCCCTTCCTATTATTTTTACAATGGAAAAGAAGATCATAAATAATAAGCTAGAGAAAGTAAATGGCAACAATAGTACAAACAAGCGACTTCGTAGGCGAATACAAAGTAAGCCAATCAAGGTTTACGGAACTGGCAAGATACATTGAAACTTACGAAAAGTATTATCTAATACGATTGCTAGGAAAAGATTTGTATGATTTGTTTATTGCAGACTTAACTTTAGTAACTCCACAAGTACCACAAACACCAATTTACGAAGATATATTTAATCCTTTTGAACAGGACAATAATAGTTGTTTAATAGTTTCAGAAGGTATAAAGCAAATGTTAGTAATGTTTATTTACTTTCATTATGTGCGTGATATGGCTCAATTGAACACTGTTACAGGTGTAGTGAATAATGTTAACGAGAATAGCACAAATCCATCTTACAATGGATATAATTTAACAGAGGCTTACAACAAAGCTATTGATACTTATCAAAGTATTCAATGGTATATTAACGAGAACGATACAGACTATCCTGATTATAATGGGCAAAGTCTTTTTTATACAAGTGGGATATGAGAACGCAAATAGTATTTGACAATGTAGATGCATCGATTGCAACAACGGTATCAATACCATTCACTTCGCCACTTGAAAAATTAAATGAGAACACACAAGATGTAAGGTTTTTATTGCAATGTAGTAAGAGTGGAACGGATGGAAACCCTAGAATAATAATTGAAGAAAGCATTGATAATAATATTTGGACAGCTTTAGAAGATACAGAAACGTGGAATCCTTATACTGAATTAGTAGATGTATTAGGGATTAAAGATAATTATTTTATGGCTAAGTATATGCGAATACGCTTAGAGCCAAACGGGACAACAACAGGAACGGTTTACGGAATTATAGGATATAAAACAAAGCCATGAGTAACGAAGTTGACTTACGGAAACAAAGAAAAGTTGATGCATCAGTAACTATTGACACAACAGGTCTAGCTACAGAAGCGAAGCAGGACGATATTATTGATGCATTAGGAAACATAGAAATAAATGCTGATTCTATAAACCTAAATACTGATGGTCTAGAAACATTAATTGGCGAAACCAATACAAAGCTAGACACGTTAAACTCCAATGATTTTGCAACAGAAGTAAAACAAGACTCACAAATTACATTAGCAACTACATTAAATACTTATGTAGATAGCATAGAAAGTTTATTAACAACATTAAACGCTAAAGATTTTGCAACGCAAACAACTTTAGACTTAATACGTGTATCAATACAAAGCATTGATGCAGATTTTAATGTTCCTTTAAGTACAAGAGCGAGCCAAGATACGTTAATAGAAGTAAGAGACTATTTAGATAATGTTGAAACGCATTTATTGAATATTATATTAATTGAAAATTCTATATTTACAAAACTAGATACTCAATTAGATGTAACGCTTTCTAGCAGATTAAGTAAGACTGATTTTGAAGCAAGGATAAATACGCTAGGGCAAAAAATATCAGCCAATTCTACTCCAGTTGTATTAGCTTCTGACCAAACACTATCATTGCCATCAGGTGCAGCAACATCTGCTAATCAATCTACTGAAATAACTGCCCTAGGTTCATTAACTGAAACAGCTCCTGCAACAGACACAGCAAGCAGTGGTTTAAATGGTAGGTTACAAAGAATAGCTCAAAGAATAACATCGTTAATAAATGCTTTAGGGAATCCATTTCAAGTAGGTGGGGTAATAGGGAATACAGCATTTGGAATTACTAATTGGCTAGGTTCAACAGCCCCAACAATAGGGCAAAAAACATCTGCTAATAGTATTCCAGTTACAATAGCTTCTGACCAAACGATAAACGTTACAACTACGCCATCAAGTAGTTCACAAACATATTGTGCTTCTGTTTCTGGCTTTGTTTGTCCAGCTGCAGCTACAGATGTATTTACAATACAAGGTAGCGCAACAAAAACAATAAGCATAACTAGAATAATAATTAGCGGAACAACATCAGCAGGGTCAGGTGCAAGTATTTCTATGTCAATATTAAAACGTTCAACTGCAAATACAGGAGGCACCTCAATTACTTTAACAAATGTAAAACTAGATACTAATAATGCTAATGCAACAGCAGTTGTTAAAAATTACACTGCAAATGCAACTGTATTAGGTACTTTAGTAGGTAATTTAATTAGTGAACGTATGACTATAAATACGGCTGGAGCTTTAAACGATAACACTGTTTATGATTTTGGAAATAGAACAAACCAACCAATAGTATTAAGAGGAATTAATGAGTTTGTTTGTATAAATTTTGGATCAGCTACAATAACGAACCCAATAATAAGTATATCAATAGAGTTTACAGAATCATAAAATGGAAAAATATAATAAAATTTGCGATATTTTAATCGAAACAGACCCTATTACGGGGTTAGAAAAAAGAAAAAATGCTTTAAATGTATTAATATTAGGGAAAGAGCGGAAAATAGTAGTAGATTATGAAGTAGTATTAGTAACTCCGAATGGTTATTTAGCTGAAATACTTTTTACAGGAAGGTATGAAACGCTTGATAACGAGCCAGATTTTCCATATTCGACTTATGAAATAAGTGCTTTAGGACAGGGAATTAAACAAGTTTTGTTAAGTAAATTGCCTAACTATCCAACTGAATGATAGGATTAATACTAAATATAATAGCAAGTATTTTAAAGTGGGCTTTGCAATATCCTTGTTACATATACGGATCAATTGTATCTTTGAGTAAAGGCGAATTTAACGAATGGAATAAAGATTTAGCACTTAGCAAAGATAGATACGGGAATGTTTTAATAGAATATTTAGCAAATCAAGTACTGATAAAATCAAATGGATATAAATTTGGTAATCCATTAGATACTATTTCAAAAGTATTAGGTAAAAATAAAGCAACTGGAACATTAACGTACTTAGGTTTTTTAATAGCTTATGTATTGAATAAATTAGATAAAAACCACGTAGAAAACGCAGTTAAATAATATGACACCAACAGTTGATATAATAGAAAGTTTGTTGGCTGGATTCAATCCTAGCACAGCGATAAAAACAATTACAGACAACCTTAATGGAACTATCACAGTTACTGTTTGCGATACCCTTAATTTAAGAGAGGACTTAACATTTACTTTGAATTTAGTTACGTATAAAGTGATTTCAATATCTGGTAACAGCGTTACATTTGCAACGGCTACAATTCCACTGAAAGGTGATTTAATATTCCCAAAAAAACCATTCTATTTTCATGGTACACCAATAGCAACAGGCAATGAATTGGCTATTATAGGCAATAGTACTGATAAATTACCGATGGTTTACTTACTTGAAATTATACAGGATAGTTTTCCAAACGAATTAACGTCTTCAATCGATAGAGAAACAACAGTAAGATTGTTCTTTTTAGATGAAGCGAACTTTGAAGATTGGGACACAGACCAACATTACAGCCAAGCGATACAGCCACAAGCTAATTACGCTTTAGCATTTAGAAAATACTTACAAAATCATAGAAGTATAGGTCTTTTACAAGGTAGTACTGACTTAATATACAGAGCAAAGTTTGGATTAAGTGTAACTCAAAACGGGGTTTCAAGAAACCTATTTGCTGAAAATTTATCGGGTGTAGAAATGGAATTAACTTTACCAATAAAGAAAAGTTTAGACTGTTTATGCTAACTTATAACAATATTTAAAAGTAACAACTAATTAAATTATTTTTGTATTAACATTTAAAAAAAACTAAAAACCATGGCAACAGTATGTAATTGCGAAGTTGGATTAAGCAACACAGGCTTACCAAATTGCGCTCCAATAGCAGACGTAACTAAGCGTATTATCTTAGTACCTATTTTCGCTAACGATGGTACTCGTAATGAGTATGAAGTAGCAACAACAATTTTTAACCAAGTATTTTTTGATGGTAAAATCAATGAAGCTGATGCTTCTAAACGTTGGTTTCCATTGCCAGACATCGAAAACATTGAAGATGTAAGAGCTGATGCAATTTTAGAAACATTAAACAGCGGAAAGAATATCTTTGTACAACAAGGGATTCGCTCATTCTTAGGTTTAATCATTAAACAATCACCAGAGTATCTTTCTCAATTAGAAGCTGCAACTTGCGTAAAGTTTGGAGCATTAGTAATTGACAAAAAAGGTAACTTAATTGGTAACGGAGCATCAAAAGCAGGTTTTTTAAGACCAATCCAAATTGATAATAACACTTGGTACCCACGTTTAATTAAAGCTACTGATACTGAAGTTCAAAAAATCCAATTAGGTTTTGAATGGGATATTAACGAGCAAGATTCAAATATCAGAATGGTATCTGCAAACGATATCGCTATTGATTTATTTGATTTACGTGGTTTATTAGATGTTTATGGTACAACACCAACAGCTATTTCAACAACTGGATTCACTATCACTTTAGAAACTTTCTTCGGATCAATGAAAGATAAAGTTGAAGTAGTAGGATTATTACTTGCTGATTTTGATTTGTACAATGTAACAGATTCATTGGCTGTAACTATCTTAACTGTAACTGAAAATCCTGATGGCACTTACGCTTTCACATTTGCAGCTCAAACAAGCGGTGATGTGTTAAAATTAAGTGTTGATAAAAACGGATTTGATTCAACACCACTTGAAACTGTTGTAATAACAATCCCATAATGATTGTATTTGGCAATATAAGTTTAAACCCCAAAGGATTCGTAAACACTTCTAAAGAGGAGTTTATGAATCTTTTTAAGGGTAAAACTAACCAAGACTTAAATGCTATCTGGGAGGCTGTTAAATTGGCTAACAAAGATGAAGTTAAGCATGAAGAGCCTAAAGAAAGTGAAGAAATTACACCAGAAGAATCAGTAAACCCATTTAATTTTATGGGGGATAAATCTGAAAAGAAAAAGTTCAAAAAAAAATAGGTTAAATTTTATTCATTAGAAGGCTACACTTATGAGAGAGTGTAGCCTTTTTTTATTGTTATATAATAGCATAATAAAATACATTTATTTTATTTAATTTTGTTATATGGATTCTCTTACTAGATTGTTGACAAACATTACTAAATTAGATAGGAATGAAATCCTAAAAGACATATATGATGAAGCTTTTGAGGTATTTGCAATCGATAAGAACAAAATTGAGCAGTTATATAACGTTGGTGAAGATTCAAATGGCAATGTTTTAGAATCATATACGGCCAATACGAGGTCAATTAAGATACGAAAAGGACAACCAACAGACAGAACAACGTTAAAAGATACAGGAGAGTTTTACGATACGTTTAAATTGACATTTAATTTTGATTTAGACTTTGAAATTAGTGCAAATGATGGCGATAAAGGGTTGTTTGATAGATATGGCAAAGACATTATAGGTTGGACAAAAGAAAACACAAATGATATTAAAGAGTATATTCAGAAAAGATTTTTGGAAGAAACAATTAAACGAACCTTCAAATCTTTATAAAGATATTTATGAGATGCCAATTTACAATTGGATTATGTGTCAAGAACAGGCCAGTACCGTATATGTTTACAAAGACTATGAAAACAGGATAGAAACGAGCAAAACGAATAAGAATTACAACATAATACACGATCAGTTCTTTAATAAATATGCTTTTACGAATGAGTTTAAAGAGTTTTTAGCAACAAAAAAACGTATATTGTTGAAGAAATTAGACTGCTATTTAAGGGACGACAGAGCAGGTTTAACGTTTGTAAGGATAGAAGAAAAAGAAATTGAGGCGAAGTATCATAATAGCGTAAAGGAACACGATTATTGGGCTATGGTTTCATCATTAGAACAGGCTTTAGGGTTTCAGATTAACACAAAAGAAATGAGCGTAGATAGGTTTTATTCTCATTTAAGATTACAAGTTGATAAAAATAAACAGTTAGCTAAATGGCAAAGAAAATAATAAGCAAGGATATAATTGATGAAGACATATTTAGTGGAATCACTAACGATGCTGAAAAATTATTGACTGTTGTTAAAGATATTACAGCACAAACTAAAAAGTTTGCAAAAACATTAAGTGTTGAATTAAAAGACAATAAAATTGCCAGTGCTGACGATGTAAAGAAGTTGGAAGCTACACAAAAAGCTATTGAGAAAACAACTGCATCACTAGATAAGCTAAATAAAGTAGAAAAAGAAGCACAAAAACAACGATTAGCAGAAATAAAATTACAACAGGATAGAGAAAAAGCGTTTGATAAGTTCGATAAAACGCTACAAAAACAAGCTGAATTAAAAAGAAAAGCATCAGCAGATGGTATAAAATCAGCCGCTGTTGAAGATTCTTTATCTAAATTAAGGATTCAAAAGTTAAAAGCTATTGCAATACTTGAAAGTAGTGCAATAGGAACAGAGCAAAAGTTGCTTGCGCAAAATACTTTATTAAGAATTGAACGTGCTAAGTTGGTTGAAACTGATAAAACTTACGAAGCAGATTTAAAAAGAATAAATTCCCAATTAGATAAGAACAACGATAAAATAAAAAATAATTCTGATGCCTTAAAAAAGCAGAAGATGAATGTTGGTAATTATACTGCATCGATTAAAGATGCTTTAGCTAATACTGGTTTATTTAATAATGGGATTGGTAATTTAATTACTTCTTTAAATGCATTAAGAAAATCCCAAGAAGCAGCAACAACTTCATCTGGCAAACTATCAAATGTATTAAAAGGTGGTGTTGTTGGAGCTGTATTAATAGCTGTTGCTGCATTAAAATCTTTATATGATGTAAGTCAAAACGCACAAGATGCATTAGCTCTTACTGCTGCAAAAGCAAAAGATTTAGTTTTTGCAACAACAGCATTTAGTGATTCAGAAAAAGCTATACAATCTTTTAGAATTGAACTTAGAAAGTTAAGGTTAGAACTACAAGCAGTAGCATTAAACGAGCAGGATTTTAACGAAATTGCAGCAGACCAAACGTTGGGGTATAACGAAAGAAATAAAGCTTTACAAGAGGCCGTTACATTAAGTAAAGAAAGAGCAAAAATAGAAACGTCTATTGCACAAAAAGAATTAGATACTATAAATAAAGAAGTAAAAGCGGCTAATGTACAAGGTAGTGCGTTAAATGAATTGCTAGATAGACAAACAGAAGCACAATTAAAATTAAATGAAGCTGTAGACGCAGAAGACGATTTAAACAGACAAAATGATGCAAGATTAAGGGCGCAATTTCAAACACGATTAGTTGAAGATATTGAATTAATAAGAAGTAAAAAATTAAGTGCTGCATCTCAAATACAAATACTTACTGCTCAAATTGCAGACGAAAAGAATCAACTAGAAGATAGAGCAAAGTTTGTAAGTGATTTAAGAAAGGCTGAAAAAGCAGAAGTAGATGAAGAGTTTAAATTGTTTCAAACAGGTGTAGAAAAAAGGATAGATTTTCAAAACTTAGTAGCGACAAAAGATGCTGTTATTTTATCAAAGAAAATAAAATCATTAAACTTAGCAACAGCATTAGAAACAGAGCTTGCAAAAATAGTAAAGCAAGCACAAGATAATGAAATTGCTAATGGTGAAAGAGTAAATGCATTGAAGGATGAGCAGGTAAAAAGACTTCAAAAACTAGCTGAAACACAAAGAGAAATATCAAGACTTCAAAGAGAAGATGCAATAAATGATACTGAATTAATTATAAACGATAGAGAGCAAGCGTATAACGATGCTACACAAAAAATATTAGATGGCGAAGTATTATTTACAAATGAATTAAGAAGGATAAGAGAAAACGAATTGGAGTTTGAGAAAGCAAATATAGAACAGATTTATAATTTAAAAAGGGAGAATTTAGAAGCGAATGCAGAATCTGAAAGGATAGCTGCTGAAAATAATATAACAGATTTGAAGTTAAGAGCTGCTGAAATAGAGAAAATTAATGCAAAACTTAAAATTGATTTGGACAATTTAACTATTGACCAACAAAGAAAAGCTATTGATGTAAATAAAAAATCAGCAGAAGACCTTAAAAAGATAAAGGAAAAAGAACGTAAAGAAATATTATCGATAGTAAGTGATACAACGGATCAGATTACTAACGAAATAAACAAGCGTAAACAAGCGCAAATAGACGCACAGGATGAAGAAATAGAAAAGCGTAAGACAAATATAGAGCGACAAGAAGCGTTAGCTGCACAGGGTTTAGATAATACGTTAGAATTTGAAAAGAAAAAGCAAGCAGAAGCTGAACTTGAAAAGAAACGCTTGCAAAAAGAGCAAGAGAAAAGAGAGAAAAGACAAATATTCTTTAAGTCAGTAATCGCTGGTTTAGAAGGTGCGAAGTCAACACAAGAAGCATTACAATCAGTAGCAAGAGCAACGGCAATAACGGCATTGTCAGAAACTGTTGCAGGATTCTTTAAGGATGGGGTTGAAGGTTTCAAAGGTAAAGGAACAGGTACAAGTGATAGTAATATTGTAGCTATTTCGAATGGTGAAAGTGTTGTTACAGCTAAAGGAACAAAGAATTATGAAGGTTTGGCAACGGCTATGAATAATGGCGATGTTGAAAAGTGGATAGGTAAAAACTATTCAACAGCCCAATCAGCAGAAGCGTATAACCCACAAGTATTATTAGCACTTAGAAGTGTTGAAAAGGCAATAAAAGAAAAAGAAAGTATTAGTATTAATTGGGATGGACACGACACAAGAGTAGAAACATTGGTACGAATGGGACACAAGAAAACAGTTAAACATATTAACGGGCGTAATAGGCTATGATGGACACTAAATACTTCGTTGATGGCAATGAAGTAACACCTTTTAATCATAAAGAATTATCTATCGAATTAAACTTTGATAAGGATAGCCCTGATGCAAAAGTTCTATTGAACAAGTGGAGGTTTGTCAATGAAGGTGCTGAATTAATTTATTCAAAGTATTTAGGTGGGTTAAGTGGAGGTGTTGGAATATTTGAGGGAATACCATACGACATTTCAATAAATAATGAAGGCAAACAATACAAGTATCAGCAATATTTAGATTTAACAACAGCCGATGCATCTATTGCGTGTGATAATGTAGAATGTGAAAGCAAAGAGCGAGGTAAAACAGACTGGCTTAATACAGTTGCAGATAGTTTTTCGTTTGAATATTTGAATGAACAGACTACGTTTTTACCTGATTCGAAATTCATATCCGTTCCTTATGTATTAAATTCTGTGCCAGATTATAAGGAAACAATGATTGTAACCATTACAATGGTGTTTACTATTGAACAGATTCGTAAGATAGTATCTGAATTATCAGCGTTATTAGCTGCCGGAGCAAATCCATTCGCTTCAGTAAGTGAGTTTATTAAAGCAGCATTCCTTATTATTTATTTGATTGCATTATTGATTACATTAATTAATTTAATAAGTGATTTGATTGACTTAATTATTCAACCTATAAAATATCACAAAGGCTGTTATGTTAGGGATATGATTG